GGAGCTCGTCAGCACAGCACCAGCCGGCGGGCCAGCGTCGGCGCTCCCATCATCGAGCGAGGCGTAAACCTCGATCGTTGCCAGCCATGTTCCTAGCAGCGCCTGCTCCGCCAGTGCTCGGATTGAAGGGGTAGCCGGCAGGGTCAGCGTGGCCTGTTCGGCGCCGGCCTGGCCAGACAGCAGCCCCCCCCAATGGAATTGCTGGTAGTCCCATTGGAACCCATCCCAGGTAACGGGCCGGTTGATCCAGGCAGATTGCCAGCGAGCGAACACCGCGGCGCCATCGCCGAGGGTGACCCGCACCATCTGGGCCCTGTTCATCGGGCACCCCCCATGACGGCCCGGCCGGAGGGGGAACGGAGGCTGCCGTAGACCGCGGCGGCGGTGGCCTCCATCGCCCGCGACAGGTCCTCACGCCTGACCCACTGGGAACCGTCGGGCTGCTGCAGGATTGGGCCAGTCTGAATCGTCACCTGCAGCGACCCTGCCCCGGCGCCGGTCATCGTGTGGTCAATCACGGTCTCTCTCGGGTGGAGGATCGCCGGGAATCCGCCGCGGCCATCAACGCCACCGACCCGCGGGCCATCACCGGTGTAGCCGCCGCCCTCGAAGCTGGGGGCACTCAGGAGCGGCAGGGTCGGCAGCTGGGGGAGCCGCAGGGTGGAGGCCAGCTGGTTGGCTGCGCTGATCGCCCGGTTGATCTGCGACAGGACGCCATTCACCGCGCCAACGATGGCGTTGATGATGCTGTTCAGCACCCCACGGATGGCGCCGACCGCTTGGACGAAAGGCGCCTTGATGGCATCACCCAAGCTGCCGAGCAGTTTGCCGGCGCCATCGACCAGCCCCTTGATCCAGCCGCTCAGAGTATCGAAGCGATCCTGCAGCCACTCCCAGGCGGCGCCGATCGCTGATTTGATGGCCTTGTGCATGATCTCGAATCCTTCGCCGAGGATCTCGCCGAAGCCCTTGGCCAGATCAGATAGCCAGCCCGTCAGATCGCCGAACCGTTCTTGCAGCCATTCCCAGGCGGCGGTAATGCCGGACCTGATCCCCTTGTTGATGCCATCCAATGCACCCCAGACGGCCTGGCCAATGGCCCCCAGTGCGCCGCCGATCTCATCCCTGAAGTTCCAGACAAGCGCACCGATGGCGACCAGTGCGGCACCGATCAGGATCGGCCAACCGGCGATGCCAGCTACAAGGGCGCCGGCTGTGGTTAGGACCGTGATCACCCCAGCGACGACCGGACCTAGAGCGGTTAAGCCAATGGCCAGCACAGCAACCAACCCGATAACAGATTGCATCCAATTGGGCAGGCTGGTAAAAGCGCTCACCAGAGCAGTTACACCGGTTACAACCAGATCAAGCGCAGGCAATAACGCTACCGTAAGATCAGTGGCCAGACCACCAACCTTGCCGCTCAAAATCGCTAGCTTGTCGTTATATTCGTCAGCCTTCTCAGCAAAGGCCGCCGTCATCTTAACCTTTAGCTTATCGATAGCATCGCCGCCCATATTCAACAAGGGAATCATTTCCTGGCCGGACTTTCCGAATAGATGCATCGCTAGCGCTGTTTTGTCTACCTCGTCAGGCATGGCCTTGAACCTGTTTGCAATCTCTAGCGTTACCTGATCAGCGCTTTTCAGCTTGCCTGCTGCATCCGTTGCGCTGATACCAAGGGTCTTCAATGCTTCAGCAGTGGCGCCCTTGCCAGTTTGCGCAGTCTCGTAGAGTCCCTTGCTCAGCTTACCTAGGCTTTTTGCTACGTTATCCAGATCAGTCCCGCTAGTTGCTGCTGCCTTTTTAAACTTCGCCAGCGCTTCTACACTAACGCCGGTACGTTGCGCCAGGTCGTTCATCTGATCACCCGCCTCGATGGTCTTCGTGACCAGCGCCCCCAGGCCGCCGATGGTGGCCACCGGCGCCAGTGCGCCCAGCGCTCCGCCTAACAGTCCGCCCTGACTCGTTAGGTTTTTCGCTGCGGACTGCAGCCCATTGAACCGCTCTTGCAATCCCGTCAACTGTTCGGTGCCGGTGACCTTGGCGCCGATCCTCAGAATTGCATCTAGGTTCATTGCTGCTCCGTCAGGATCGTGTGCTCGATCACCTGTAGCCGTTCCATCAAGGCCGGTAGATCGGCCATCTGATACAGGCTAGCCATGGCCAGCACCGCCTGATAGTCCAACCCACCGCGGCGCCCGTCAGGCATGAAGCGCCATTGCGTCTGGCACCTGAGGAACAGACCCACCGCAGACCAGTTCTCCGCCCACACATCGAAGCAGTCCGGCTCCGGCGATGGCAGCAGGTGGGCAGGGAGGCTGAAGCCCATCCCCTCCGCTGAGGCCTGCAGCCGGGCCGGATCGCTCGATCGCCTGGCGCCGCTCAGCCAATACCGCGCGGCGCCTTGGAGTTTCCCCGAGGGGCCCCCTGCAGGCTTTCCGCCCAGGCGTCAACCACCGCAGCCGCTACGCCCTGCTGCCGCAGGAAGCGATCCGCCGCCTGCGCCGTGAATGTCACCGGCTGGTCATCGTCGCCTATCACATCCTCCCCCCAGCCGACCAGCACCTCATTGGCAATGGCCAGGGCCGTTACCCCTTCCAGCTCCGGGGCATCCTCTCCCCGCTTCAGCAGCGCTCCCCGCCGTGCGGTCTGCAAGGTGAGTTGATCGATGCGCTCCTGATCCAGGAATGCAAAAAGGCCAGTGAAGGTGTAGCGGGTGCCGGCGATTTGGCCGCTCACCTTCCATGGGTAGCTGCTGGCGGTGCTGATCTTGAAGGTCATAGCGTGGCAGGGTGTGTGGGATCGAGGCGCTGGGGTCAGGTCTGGACAATGTTGAGCTCCAGGTTTGCAGTGGCTGCAACCTGTGTAAACGGGGCCTTGAGGCCTGCCATCCCGTCGATGTCCACCAGCTCGATAGCGCCTAGCTGAATGGCCGGTAGGTTGAAGGTGCTGATATTCCCCGGCACGGTGCCAACCGGGACCACGAGCGCTGCCAGGGTGCTGGCGGCCGCATTGGCGAACACGTCCAGCGTGGCCAGATCAGGGCGGGCAAACGTTATCGAGCCGGTCACAGCGCGGTCTGTGATGTCAATCCGTGGCGTGCAACCGGCATGATCCCGGAGGACTGTCGTATTGGCAACGGTCAGTTCGAACTCAGAGACGCATAGCGCCACTCCTCCCAGGGTCACACTGCCAGCGGCCACACCGGCAGAGTTGAACGTCACCGGATCGGCCTGTGCCGGAAACGTCGGGGTCGGGTTGGCTGCTGTAGCTGGCGCCCGATACAACCCCATGATGGTTGCCGTTGCCTCCAGGAACCCATTGGCCGCGGCGGTGATAGCCAACTGGCTAGCGCGGCAACCGGCGCCCGCGTACCGCTGGCCATCAACGAACGTGCCAACTGAGTAGGTAGTAGCACTGGGGGGCCAGGCCAGCGAGTAGGTGACGGAGGTTGCACCAACAACCGCCTTGTTGAACCCTGCCATGAGCATGAGCTTATCGATGCCCCCGGCGGTGCCGGCGGTGCCGCTGCCGGCAAACTCAAATGGAACCTCCAGTCCGATCTTCCGTTCCACCATGGCAGCGGGCTTGACCACCCCAGGGCGGGCGCCGATGACGGTCCGCTCAGCGACGCCGAAATCCTGAATCGTTGGCGTGAACTGCGCTACCTGAATAGCGTCAGCCCCCGCCAGGGTCTCCAGCGTCCCGCTCGTCGCTTCCGCTTTCACGCACAGAATCTGGTCTCTGAAGGCCATCGGTGGAATCCTCGGGGGTGGGGGCGGGGGCGGTTGGTTCGGGAGCAGGCTCAGCCGCTGGGATCAGCGGTCGCCATTCGGTTTCGTCGGGTTCGCGGATGAACTCACCCGGCCCCGTAGGCAGGTCGATCATTGGAGAGTTACATCCTCCTGACGGGTCTGATACTTCACAGAATAGCGACAGCCCAAGGCGCACGCCTTAATGGTGGCCGTAGGGGTTCGGCCCTCTGCGGTGATGTCCAACGCCAGCCCTCCCAGTCTCCGATCGGCCATGATGCGGCTGTGCAGTTCCACGTAGAAGGGATCCAGGATCTGCCAGTTGGGCGGATCGTTGGGCTGGCGCGTGCTGTAGACCGTGACAATGACAGGCAACGTGGTGTGAACGTTACAGGTCTTGGCTATCTGATCGGTGCTGCTACCGTCCATGTCGAGCGACACAGTGACGCCATCCGGTGCGCTCATCACCCGCTCCGAATCGGTGATGAACGTATCCACATCTGGCATGTCCTGCAGCAGAACGGCCAGGGCATCCATGATCTGGCATTGGAGGCTAGCGGTCATGGCGGCGATTCCTGCTGGTCGGGTTCAGCATGGCGACGACGGCGGTTGAACATGCGCCCCGCCAGGCTGACGGCACCCTGCACTGGCGATGGCACCAGCACACCTATAGCCATGCTCCAGCGGTTCTCACAGGTCTGCCATGGTGTCGGCGCTCTGTACTCACAGATGCCGATGTAGCCAGCCAGCAGAGTAGCGGCAAACCAGTTCATTTGTCGGCCCTTACTTCCAGCGCTCGAACCCTTAGCTCCAGGTCCCGCAACTGAGCAGCGTGTGTCAGGCCTGCAGTCTTTACCTCGTTCATGTCTGTTTTGATCTCGCGCATGTCTGCCCACATATTCATTAGAGCAACGGCAGCACCCAGCGCCGATGTGACCAGCGCCGTCTTGAACCAGTCTCCACTGAATGTAGGCGGGCTGTTGGTCACGGCATGGCGTGCGGCACTCTGCAGCCAGAATAGCCGGACCGGTGCAATGGCTTGTGTCATGGCATCCTCAGGGATCGACGGGGGTGTTGCCTCACTGGCTTACCGCCGCTTGAATCTGCGCACCGGTGCTGTCCACCGTGGCGCAGTTGTTCAGGCGGCCGGAGCTGAAAGCGCCTAGCGCTGTCTGCACGTTGGCGCTGGTGAGCACAGCGGTGCCGGTGGTGTTGTCCACCGGGATGCCTAGCGCCACGTTGCCTGCAGCGGGAACCGCAAGGGTTCCAGTGTTTTCCAGGGCGGGGCCATAGATCGAGCCGCTGCGCACATTGGCAGGAGCGGGATAGTTTGCGGTCGGGATGTTATCCGATGTGAACATATTCCGCTTGGTTGTGCCACCCGATGTGGGCACCTCGTAGTAAGTCGGGATTTGTGTTGGCGCCCACCGCCAAGATTGCGCTTGCACAGGATTGATATTGCCAGAAGCACCTAGCAGGAATGGACCTGACAATCTCGTGATCTGTGTGAGGGAGCCTGCGCCAATAGCGGGGCCAATTGCATCAGATTGACAACTTCCGTTAATAGTTAAAGTGCTGGTGGCACTGTTTATGACGGCATTATTTCCCTGCACATTGCCGGTTACCGAAACAAAAGCTGCAGCAGCAGATACTCGGAGGCACACCCCGGCACCCGCAACGCCTGTCAGATTCCCGGTGAGGTCCAATGTCCCATTTCCCGTGACCCGAATAGCATCACTTGGCTGTCCAGCACTGCCACCAACTCCAGTGATTGCGTTACCGGTAACTTTGCATGTTCCAGCGCCAGATAAGTTTAGACAAGCTGAGTTGATGTTACTTCCAGATCCCGTAATATTTCCGTTAATGTTTAACGTCCCTGAGCCACTGTGAGTTATGACGAAAGAACTGCTGGCAGGACTAGAGTGAATCAAGCTGCTGTTTACCGTCGCCGTATTCCCAGCCGCAAGGCTTGTCGTTGTGATGCAGCTTGTAGTCGTATTGCCTTGCAAAATTCCATTTGCATTGGTGCACGTCAGGTTGCAACCATTCAGGAGCGAGAATGTGCCCCCTGCTGTGATGCTGGTCCCACTGGCGTTGCTGATCGCCTGCGCCGTTCTAGTGTCGCTGATCGTCACCGTAAACGTATTGGCATAGGCGACATCACCAGAACCCGGCACAACTCCGCCGACCCATGTTGTCGTTGCGCTGAAATCGCCAGTTTGTGTAGCTCGAATGTCGGCCATTAGAGAGCCTCCGAAACATAGACTTGACCAGCAGCTTCAATGGCCTGCAAAAAGTATGCCAGGTACGGGTCACTAGTGGCAGCCATAACTGCATCGCCCCAAACTAAGACTTTTTTCCCCTCTTCTAGCATGTCCACACCCTGCTCAGTAAGGCGATATGGAGTCAAAGTGACAACCATAGATAACACCATATTAGGACCATTTGGCGAAGTGCTCAATGCGAGGCTGACACTCATGTATGGGTAGGTTGTTCCGCCAATCTGCGGAGGTTGGGGGTTAGTGATTGCCATCGAACTAGGGGTAAATGTGCGAGGTGCGACCGGCCCATGTGACATTGGTGATGGTGCTGCTGCTAGTTTGGATGCCAGCACTATTGAACTGGGTTCGGGTGATTGTCCAAACGGCTGCAGATTGGCTAGACCCGGCCGGGGCCTTGCCAACATAGATCGTGTTGGCGGTGCTGGTGGAGTCGATGCGGACGGCGCCGCCACCGCCACCGCTGACGGCTGCCAGGGTCACGGTGGTAACCCGACCCGTGGCATCAACTGTCAACACCGGCACCTGTGAGCCGCTGCCGTAGGTGTTGGCTGTGACCCCACTGGCCGGCAGCCGGGCCGCCTCTAGGGTGCCGCTCGACAGGTTGCCGGCATCGGTGGTGTTGACGTAGACCCAGGCCGGCAGGGCGGGGCCAACGGCCAGCACCAGGGTGCCGGTGGAGGCGTGCACCCGGCCGACGATCGCCACTACCTGAACCAGGCCGGTGGTCGGCCGAGTCAGCGTGAGCCCGCCGGTAGGCGCCACGTAGACGGGATCGCCGGAGACGAGGCCGGAGGTGTTGCAGCCGGTCATCACGCCGGCCACCACCCCATGGCCGGCTCCGTTGGAACTGAGCGCGGTTTCGACCAGGCCCGCGGCCGGCATCGATGCAGCTGTGTCGGCGCGGGCTGCGATCGCCAGAACCCGGTCTGTGTCTCCCTGGGAATCGACGACGTGGTACGGGGCCAGGGCTGCCAGCGGCACGCCATCGGCCCGGACGTGTTGATAGACCTCGCCGGCGATGCTGCCGTGGATGTGCTCGAGCGTCGCGGTGCCGCTGACCGTCAGGCCGGCGAACGATGGCGAGTCAGTCGAGCCCAACCCCAGCAACAGCCGCTGCGCCGCGGCATCAGCCGCCGTGGCCAGCGCCCGCCCGGCCGCCGAAGTCGCCGCCAGCCACCAGGCCGCTACAGCCTGCCGGACCCGCTGAGCAGTCCAGGCCCGCCGCGTGGTAGCGATGCCGGCCTCTGCCTCCGCCTGCTCGACCGTGGCGGCGCTCCATTCGCGGGCGTCCGCCAGGCTGGGATCGGTCGCATCAACCTTGCCGGCCAGAGCTGTGGCCGTCGCCGTGCTGATCGGCTTGTTCGCGTCGCTGGTGTTATCGACGTTCGACAGCCCTACCGTTACCTTCGTCGCCAGGCCAGCAATAGCAGAGGCCGCGGCATCAACCGTGACGCCGGCCTGATCCATTGGCACCCGTTCGGTGCCGGTCAGCGCTACTGCGTTGGGTAGACCTGTGATCGTAACGTTTGCCATGGCCTCAGGTTAGGGTGATCAGATTGCGACCATCGAGCGCCACAAGATTGAGACCGCTCAGCGTGGTCAGATAGGTAAAGCCCTCCACCTTCGCTAGCGGCACCCGGCACAATGCGCCATCATCAAATAGCATAGGCTGCTGCTCAGCTTTGTAGTTGTTCCCATCTACAGTGATCGAATCGCCGTAGTTCAAGCCACCAAATAACTGTGTCGGCACAGTCAGTAGGTAGTCAATCATCACCACCTCCCCGCCCATCACGACCTCGCTGTCTACGTCAAGGACACCCACTCCCGACGTTGCGCCGGCTGTGACGGGAACGCCGAACCCTTCCAGATCCAGGAAGACCGACAGATCATCCTTGCCTAGGGTCGGGATACCATCGGGCTTGGACAGCTGGATAGTGCAGAAGGCGCCATCATCTAGCCGCGATGGCTGGCGCTCGACCGTATAGCTATTGCCGTCAACTACGATAGCATCGCCATACTTCAGGTTGCCGAACAATGCAGTTTGCACCGTTAGCGTATAACTGATCATCACGGCATCACTGCCGAGGATCATCTCGCTGTTTGCATCGAGGATCCCCACGCCAGAAACGGCCCCGGCTGTCACACTGACGCCGGGGCCGCTAAGGTCGAGGAAGGCCGTAAGGTCCTCGGTAAAGGCCATCAGCCCTCGTACTGTTTGGTCCCGTAGCCAAAGCAGGTCACAGCACTTGAAGCGGTGCCGGCCTCAGCAGTGCAGCTGAGGCGGATGTAACGCTTCAGCTCAGAGGCATTCAGCGTGAGCACCTGCTTAAATGCAGCGTTGGCGATGGCGGCAAAGGTGCCGCCGGTCACTGCAGTGTAGGAGCTGTTATCCTCCGACTCTTCAATCCTGAAGGTCAGATCAGCACCAGCGCCAGCAGCAGTGCCGGACAGGATCACCTGAATCTCGCCGTCATAATCGCCAATATCTACTCCGGTCTGGTTGCCGGCAGCAGTGATGGTCGTTGTAGCAAGGAGGGTGAAATGCTGGAGCTTATCCAGCGTGTACTGAGTAATGGCCATGATTCAACCCTTACGGGTGCGAAGTTTGCGGGGGGGCTGTACTACAGGCCCAGAATCTGGAGCGGGAACAGGATCCTGCATCAACTCAGCCTTTCCCATTCTGAGCAGGATGCGAGCATCCGTCTCGGAGGGATCGACTACATCACCGGGACGGACAGCCCGCCCCGAAATGCTAGTATCACGCAGGATTCTGATTCGCATAATTAGAGAGTGTTGTTACCGCGGCAGAATGCCTCGATGTGACGCACTGCAATGTCACAGGATTGATGGACACCAACGCGAACGTTGCCGGCCCTGTCCTCCGAATAAGGGTTCACCTGGAGATCCAGCGCACCCCACAGGCCCATAAGCACCTGATTCCATACGCCCAGGAACACATCACCAGTGGCCACCTGATTGGACCGGACCACCCCGTAGCTGTTGACCGTGCCGCCAGGCTCCAGCACGAACTGAGCCGTTCCGCTGGCCTTCTCGGTAGTCTTGAACCCACCGTAGATGGTGGCATTCGTGACGTAACCCATGGTGCCAATATCGGCATCATCGGCCGCGATCTTGGTCTCCATGCTGACCAGCTCGACGTAGGTCGGCTGAGCAGCGTTGAAATCCTCGGTATTGATACCGGTGATGTTCTTGATGCCCCGCGGCTCGTTGGCGGTCCCGCTGCCGTACAGCGTGGCACGAGCCTGCTCCAGCGCCATTACCGTGGCCAGCTCGTTACGAACCATGGTCTCCACATCGATCGACGACTGGAGCATCAGCAGACGGCTAAAGCGGGTCCAGGCGCTCAGCGTCTTGGCGGTCAGATTGACCTGGCCAACGGTCGGATTCGATTCCGTGGCCTCGCCCTGCTCGCCGACCCAATACGCCTGCGCGGCGCCGGTTTGCTTGGGGATCGCAACCGGACCATTCAGGCCAGAGAGGATGGTCACCCCGAGGCTGGTCAGAACATTCCGTTTGCGCAGCAGCTCGATGAAGCTACCGGGGCGGGCATCGGTGAAAATCAGATCACCGGCACTTGCGGCATTGCCAGCGGTCAGCGCACGGCTCAGCACCTCGTTAGGCACCAGCAAGCCCTTAGGAGCCGTGCCCATCCGCTGCGCGGTGGCGTTGCTGACCTCACGCTCGAATGCAGCAGCCTCAACTACGCTGCGCTCGTTGGGCATCAGCTGCGCGCGCATGGCCCGCAGGAAGCTGAAGTCTTGCGCCTCCTTGTCAGTCAGGCCGATGTCAGCAGATCGAGCGATCGGATGCGCACCAGCAACAGGCGCGGCAGGGGTTGCAGGCTGCTTGGAGGCGCGCTGCTTGATGGCAGCGAGCACATCCTTCATGGCGTCGGATTCGGTAGCGCCGCGCTCGATCAGGCCCTGTGCCAGATCGTCGGCGCCATGATCCCGGCACAGGCCAGTGATAGCAGCGACGCGGGAGCGCTCATCGGCCGCAGCCTGCGCCCGCACCGCCTCAAGGTCGATGGTGGGAGTTTCCATGAGAGGGGGAGTGAATGGCGCGGCCGAGGCCGCGGTAGGTTGAATGGCGCGGCCGAGGCCAACGCCTGGATCTGCTGGGACTGAGACGATGCTTACCTCCAGCGGCTGCCAGCGGGTAGCGATGATGCCATCCTGACCAGCCTCGCGCAACGGCGCGGCATCGAGGATCTCGTAGCCGACGCTCACATTCCGGAGGATCCCGTCTCGCACATCATCCAGCTTTTCCGCAGCGAATGCGGAGCGGCTGAAGCGAACCCGGACCATGCCGCGCCGCTTCTCGTCATCGGTCCAACCACGCTCAACGACGCCTAACACCTGATCCGGATTGTGATTCCAGAGCAGGGGGGCGCCATCATTCAGACGGCTAAGATCGATGGCGGCAGCTTCGTGGCTTAAGACCTCGCGGCCAAACCATCGATCTACCGGCGCTTCGCTGGAGAAGCTGAACTCAAAGGTTCGTTGCTCATCCTCGACTGGCTGATCAGCGTCGGCAGCACGGACCAGCGCCGCCTTGTAGTCAAGCGGCGCCAGGCGTCGTAATGCCTGGCTGTTCAGGTCGCGTAGATCCACCGTTGCCATTGTGGCTGCATTCAGGATAGCGCCTCTCTCCTGTGCATTCTTGATAGTCTCGCCCTTGCTGCTGCTCCATGTCTGCCCAGGGTCACCACCCCAGGCAGCCCAGGCTACGCGACCCGGTGAGGGGTAGCCATCCTCCCCAGGGCTGAATCCCTCGCCGGCCTTGTCCACATCATGGCGTGCGAACCATGCCGCCATGGTGACCACGGTTTCAGGGCTCAGCTCATCCCCGCTCAGAATCTGACTAGCACGGGTGGCGGCAACATCAGTTCCGCCGGGCCGGCCCTCGCGCTTCCATTCGCGGTAGCGTTCCGCCTCCGCTCGCATCCCATCGGTCGGGGTCAGATCGATCTCAGTGCCGTTGACGTTCGCCATTAGTCGTCCGACTCCTGGTCATCATCGGGGGCGTCGGGATCCTCCACCTCGTCTACCTGATCCGGCTGTGCATTGATCGCGCCGGCCTGCATATCATCGGCAGGGTTTGAGGTGAACTGCAACCCAAGCTGTTCAGCCCGATCCACCTCTGCCGCGCGTGCTACCAGCAGATCCTCAAGATCGCCGCCGCCCTCGGCTACTACCTGTGCCTGGGTTTTGAAGCCCGCCCTTACAGCATCTTCGTAGGCCTTGACCTCCTTGGTTGGATCCACCCAGGCCCAGCCCCGCGGGAACCACCGGACAGCCTCGAACCGTTCGGGGGCCAGCTCATAGCCAGGCAGCAACAGCTCACCGGCACCAACCGCAGCCGCAAGCCAGCGATCGAACACCGGCTGTAGAAGGTGCTCGATCACCCAATCCTGTAGGGTGCGCCATTCCTCTCGTTCTTCCAACAGCGATAGCCGGCTGCTGCTGTAGTTAGTCTGGCTGTAGTCTCGGCTAATGCTCTCATAGCTGCAGCCGATCGTAGCTGATACAGCGCGAAGCATCGCCCTCAGGAATGGCTCAAACTGATTGCCTGGCGAATTAAGCTGTGGGACGTTGACGCTTTCGCCAGGTGCTAGATACTTGAAGACACCAGGTTCAAAGGTGCTAACTCTATCGGCATCGTAGACATCATCACCCTGTAGCTCACCTTCCGGCGATTGGATGAAGCCCATCAGGCTTGCCGTAGCGCGTGCCCTTACGACCTCCGACTCTTCATAGCCTGCCAGGTGATGCAGCCGCTTGATAGCAGCCGCCATCCATGGCGTCCCCCTCGTCTGGCCTGGTCGCTCCGAAACAAACAGGTGGATGATCTCTGATGCTGGGATCTCCGTTGTGGCATAGCCAACCGAACCGGTCACATCGCCAGGATGCCGCGTCCGGAACTCGTAGGCGATCGGCCGGCCCCACCGGTTGACCTTCACACCCATACGCCACTCGTTGCCGCTGGCGTCGGGGCCGCCGGTCTTGCCTTCATCGCAGTAATCCGACTCGATGATCTCAAGCCCCAGCGGAACCCTGCTACGGCCAAACGTCTCAGGCACAACCCGGATGAACACCTCGCCCGACTCAGCCACGGAGCGCACCGCAAGGCGCAGCATCTCCGGCAGGCTCAGCTTCCCTGCAACGTGGCAGCGATCAGCACGGCCCCACAGCTGCCAGGCTTGCTCGATCCGCCCATTGATCGCCTGATCCAGCCGGCCGCCGCCGCGCTGCATCATCACCCGACCTTGCATCCTGATGCCGCGGCCGATCACATTCGACGCGATCGCCCGCATCGCCTGCCGGGCGTATGGGTTATCGCGGCACAGCTGGCGGCTGCGGTTGCGCAGTCGAATCAGGCTGCCGTCAATCTCAGCGTCAGCGCTGGTGCCGCTCGTCACCCAGTCACTGGTGAGCCGCGACACCATCGCACCCTCATACGCTCGCCGGCCGCGGCGAGGGGCCGCCTGCTCCGGTGCATCGAATCCAGCACCAGCAATCCGGCCGCCGCTCGCCTTGACTCGCTTCCGCTTGCTCATCTGAACCTCACATACAACGACCGGGGATCACCCAGCCCCGCGGCGATCTTCTCCGCTGCCTTCTCCCTGGCAACAATCGCCTTCAACTGCGACTCTCGCGCCATCAATTCCTCTAGGCTGAACTTCTCCAGCTGCCGGCCGCCGATTGTATAGCGCTTCACTGCCCCGCCGCTGATCAATGCACGGATCGCCGCCTGCACTGCGTCTAGGTCCTGCTGCGCCTGGCTGCGGCCATCGATCGCGCTAGGCACCCCCGCATAGTTCAGGGCCGGCAGGATCACCAGGCTGCCGGTTCCGATCGTCACCACCTCTGCTGCCTTCGTCGCGCGCGCGCCCCAGGTCCAGTCACCAGCCGCCAGGCCCGCCGATGTAGCCGCGCTGATCGTTGATTCCCACCCATCGCCATAGGCAACGGCAACCACCGTCAGCCCATTCCCGGCAGTGGCGTTCCGTAGGTAGGTGGTCAGCGTCCAGTCACTGGAGCTGATCACCGTGCCAAGGTCATCGGCGGTGGAGGCATCGCGCCATCGCACCGTGTCCCCAGCTCGAATAGTGGCGGGCAGAGTCATGTCCATAGGTTACTCACTACCACCCGGACACAAACGACGACCCGCCCGGTGCTACAGGCCGTTGCCGCCGTGGACGTGGCATGGCGCCTGGCTTCTGCAGCTGCGCCTCAAGCTGGTCCCACATGGTGGCCCGGTTGTACCGTCTCGCCAGCAGCTGCAATGCTGCATAGGCGTACCGCGTGCAGTCGCCTCCTTCGTCTCGGCTGCCAGGTGGTAAGACCCAGCTGTAGCTGGTCTGCCCCTTGTCTCGCTTCGGCATCCGCCGCCATGGAAACAACTCCGCCAGGAACTGATCCGTAGCCGCCATGCCGAAATGCAGGTAGCCAGCCCCTGGCGTCTCGTTGCGCAACCGACCCTGTAGGTGGTTGATGCTGGCGTCATATCCCACGCCATACAGCAAAACGCCGCGCTTTGTGATGCCTTGGTTTTTCCGGTTCACATCAACCGGCGCACCCTTGCCTAGCAGCGGCTTCCCTTTTTGCGGTGCGCCTTTCATCGGTACCCATTGAGCCGCGCGCCCCCGGCACCAGTCGCGCACCTCCTGAGTCGCTAGGCCGCCATCGTCGATGCCACCCATCGCCACGCGGAGCTCTGATCCATCTGCCCTGCGCCATTTGGTCTGCGCGATCTGATCCAGCTGTGCCAACGTCTCCGGCTGCTGCGGGTCGCCGTCGATCTCCCAGTGCCCTAGGTGCCAACCTTCCTCCCCGCGGCCCCAACCCCAGGCCGTGACCACCAGCCGCTCGCCGATGGTGCCGCCGCCGCCCTGCACATCAACGCCGGCCGTGATCACCAGCACGCCATCCGGCACCGTGCCATCGGGGTAGCCATTGCCGGCTGCTTCGTTCTTGCGACGCTCCGCCAGTCCGTCGCCGGTGAGCTTGCCGCTGAGCGTGTCTTCCCACGGCTCCCCTAGCACCGTGTTATGGAACGTCTGCATCGCGTCGGGATCGCCTTTGCGCATGGCATCGAGGGCCTCGGCGTGTTCCCTCACCAGCACCGACCAATCGGCCGCGGGGCTGTAGCTGTAAGCCGCCCAGACATGAAAGCTCACCAGGCCTGGCTGCTGGCTTACAGCCGTGGGGCGCCACTCGCCGCGCTCCACCATCCACCGCTTTTTGCTGTGCGGGATTGGCTCGGTGCAGTTCTCGCACTCATAATGGCCGGAGTGCTCACCCTCGCGGATCATCTGCTCCCAGCGCAACACCTGCATGGTTTCGCAGAACGGGCAGGGCACGAAGAAGCGGCGCTGATCACCACGCAAGAACCATTCTTCCGTCTTGCCGTCCTTGAAGATGGGCGTTCCGCCTAGTCCTATCTTGCGGTCCCAGTAATAGTCCGCACGGTTGCGGCCTAGCTTGATCGGATCGCCTTCATCTAACTTGGGGTAAGCGTCAACTTCATCGAACAGGACCACTTTCCGGGACTTCCTTCTAAAGCTCCGGCCGCTGGCTGCATTAACAATGTCGATCAGGCCACCATTACTCAGCTGCTTTAGAAGGATCGTGTTGCTGGCAGTGCCGCGAGACTTGCTCTCACTGATCAGGCCACGCAGGCAAGGGGTATCCTCAAACAATGGCTTAATCTCTTCTTTGCTATATCCCTCCGCATCTTCTTTCACCGGCTGAACGATCATCACCGGACAAGGGTCCTGATGGCTAAACATCTGGATTACTACGCCTAGCATCTTTGTCCAACCCACACGGGCAGACTTCATAATTGCTACAGTCTCTACCGTTGGATCAGTGAACGCATCTAAAATCTCGCGTTGGTAAGGTAGCGTATTCCATCGGCCCTTCTCGGCTGCGTTGCCGGTCATTACCGCGTACTCGTCCGCATACCTGCTCAACCTCAACCGCGGCGGCGGCCTGAACCCCGACAGGATCTGCCGCGTCAGTTCCCCTACGTCGGCGGTGATCATGCCGTCACCTCCCCGGCTGCCAGCTCGTCGAGGGCCTCACGGATCAGCACCGTCAGTAGCTCCACCTCCTCGATCTCCAGGTGCGGGATACGCTGCTTCGCTGTGCTAGGAACGCCCAGCAACCGGGTTCGGGTGATGTTCACCGCCTGGCCCCATGCCAACTCCACATCTTGACGACGCAGTAGCTCGCCTTCCTTCTCTTGCCGCGCCAGCTCGGCTAGCAACCGCTTCTCCTTCTCATGCCTGGCCCGTTCCTCGTTGTAGTCCGGCACCTTGCCATCGTCCGATCGCGGCCGTTGACCTTCCATCGGCGGTGGCTTGACCCTCTCTGCAGCTGGTCTTAGGGGGGCTGGGCTGTTCTCCTGTTTCCGTGTGATCCGCTCCCATAGATCCTCCAGCCCTTCGCGCTCAAGCAACGGCGACCCCTTGCCGCCGGGGAAGCTTGGCAGCTCTCCGGTCTTGATCTTCCTGTAGATGCTCCCACGGCTGCGCAGTCCCAGGACTTTGGCCGCTTGCTCAACGCTAATCAGCACTGCTGACGCTTGTCACACCTCTGTGTCACACTCTAGGGGGCTGTGACAAAACCACCCCGGGGAGGGGGAAACCGTGGCCACGGCTAGGGTGTCGCACTTCCTGAGACCCGTTCTCAAGACAAAAAGCGCCGTTCGAATACACC